TGCGGTAGGTCAACTTCTGACCAGCAACCTTCAGCACGCGACCATAAAGTCGAACGCCATAGAACTCAACACAAATCGGATCACCCTTTTTGATTTTCATATCAGCCCCAATCTTTGAAGTTGCCAGATTGTTCATTGTCGTCAAAGCCAAGATTGTATTCAGCAATCTGCTGCTTGGTCATGAAACGCTCTTCAATCTCATCACTGGCATATGTTGCCTCTGTGAAGAAGTGCGGACGACGAGGACGACGATAGTAACTGTCAGCAGAGCCACGGTCATACGGACCACCATGACGACGATCAGTACGCATTAGAACACCTCCGAAAAACCAAGAGCAATATAGACGGCATCACGAACTGCGGTATCGGACGCTTCGCTATATTTCTCGATTTTACTGAGATCGTACAGCATCGCCTGAACATTGCTCCAATTCAACTTGGCTTCGCGAGCAAACAATACGATATCACGATGGACCACAGCATTGCCCTCGTCAGAGAACATTTCATAGTAGGGAATTGTCATTACGCTTCCACCTTCGCAAACATCTGACGGGCGCTATTCATAAAAACATAGTAGGCTGACCGAAACTCAGGATCCAGATCCAGACAATACAATTCCGTATAATCATGTATACCGTAATGGTCAATGGTCTGAAGAAGTTCAAGGATACCAGTCCCTTCCAACTTGGCTTGGCGATCAAGAATCACACATGCTTGACTGACATCCATTAGGCAAGGACCTGAATGCGCGGAGTGGTGAACTCGTCGTCGAACAGCATCCGACCAGGAAGCGGAGCGACGAAGATCGTCGAGACACGGTCGGGGTCGAGCAGAGCCTCACCCCCCCACACGCGCTCCATCGTGTCGGCGACAAATCGACCGTCATCAAGAATCTTGGCGACGCGACCGACATAATAACAATTCTCGATGCCAGCGAAATCCAAGGACTTCACGACATCACCAATCTTCACAGTGTTTTCACATTTCATACATATATTATCGCATTTTCCCGTAAAAAAGGCAACAGGGAAAACTCTTGCAAAATCAATAACTTACGAGCACCTCATCGAACACACGTTTTGCCTGTTCGAAACTGGTGTCTGGAAGGTCAATCTTGTTGCCAGTAGAGCGGCATTCTATCTCATAGTGATAATCTGACACATACCAGAGTGTGTGTCGAGCACCGAACTTGTCGTTTTCAGACATGATATAGTGATATCTCATACAACAATTGTCGTATAAAACACAGGGATTTACAACAGTGATAATTCCTGTAAAATCAACAACTTACGAGATCCCATAAAACCGAAGGAGGAGGCGCGAGAGCGGTCTTAAAATGGGGGTTCCCCTAGTTCTGGGGGCAGGTCGAAATAGCGTATTCGGACTCCTGCTTCGCGCAGCATGGTTTCCGCATGGTCGATCGAGTAATGCTTGCCAGCACCCTTACCTGTGAATGGTCGGTTTGGTCCGATGACTTCCTTGATCCCTGCTTGGATCAATGCGCGTGTGCAATCAGCACATGGCTTTGGTTCCCAGTTTAGATATGCACGTGAATTGTTGAGTGAAACACCAACACGTGCAGCATTGAAGATTGCGTTGCGTTCAGCATGTTCAACCCAGTGATACTTTTCTGGACTCTTCCAGCGATCTTTCCAATCTTCTTCAATGCCTCTTGGAAAGCCATTAAAACCCGTCGACAAGATGACGTTATCATCATTAACAATCACACACCCCACCTTTGTCGACGGATCCTTGCTCTTCTGAGCGATCAGAGTAGCCTGTAAGATAAACAATTCATCCCACGATAGTTCATCACGAATCATAATATAATCTCAATGGTTATTTGATATCAATCTTACGAGGTTTCTGTTCTTCAGGAATGACATTTTCTAGTTCAATAGAAAGAATGCCATCAGCAAGTGCAGCATCACGAACCACTACTGTGTCAGACAAAACAAACTGGCGAGCGAATTTTCGACCAGCAATACCTTTTACAAGATAATTGCGTTCGGTTTCTTCTGCCTTTTTGCCTGTGACTTTGAGAGAGTTTCTCTCAGCAGTGATTTCAATCTCATCTTGTTTGTATCCAGCAACTGCAAGTTCAATGATGAAATTGTATTCGTCTTTCTTGACGATATTCACTGGAGGAAATGCAGTTTGAGATGCTGTGAGTAGATGAGATGCATTATCGAGAGCAGCGAAAGCATTCTCAAACCCAAGAGCGGTTGGAAGAAGGCGATCGAGTCCGTATGCGGATGTGAGTGTAGTGATATTAGTCATTTTGTAACTCCTTTAATAAGCAAGTTTATAGTTATGGACCCCAAATGGGCATCCAAAGACTATTTAGCCAAAATTCGTTGGTCCGTCGACTTTCCATTCCTCAATTGAAGGAGGATTAGAAGAAACACCAGTAGAACCGAATCCACCAGATCTTTCTGAATGTTTTTCTGGACGTGTGTTGCAAATAGCAATGTGGAATGGTTCGTTGCAGACAACCTCACCTTGAGCAATGCGATCGCCCCTGCGAACTGTAACATGCATCTTAGAAATATTCGTCAAAAGCACAAACACTTCTTCTTGATAATCAACATCAACAATCCCTTCACAGTTTGCGAGGACCAATCCTTTCTTGAGCGAAAGTCCAGAGCGAGGATGCAAACGGATGCTGTGATTTTGTAATGGTAGTTCTGCACGTGAGATATCAGCGTATGTTTCGATGGTTTTGCGATGATCAATCTTCATGATCAAGCCTGTTGGAATCAACAGACGATCTCCTGGATAGATCGGGACTTCACCAAAAGAATTTACTTCGCGCTCAACTGGTGAATTGAATGAATCGTATCCAGTCACAACATTACTTGTTGGCTGGAAAGATAAATCAAAACAGTTTGCTAAAGAAGTTCCGTATGTTGGTAATACTAAATCATCACGAAGTCTGTACACACTCAAATAGATCATACAGGATCCTTTTTCTTTTTTCCAATTGTATACTTAGAAACCAATTGCCAGTCATTCTTATCCTTGAATGGAAGAATTTTAATCTGGCTCAATGGCGCAACGTTGTCTTTTGTTTTGTCTGCATCAACAAGTTTAACCAATCCCCATTCAGCCATTAGATTTGCAATTGTGTTGCGGCGCTGAATATCATTATCTGACATATCAGATGGTTTACCATCCAATTCAAAGAGTTCTTTGAAGTGGACAATATAGTATTTGCCTTGTTTATGGAGGATATGGCAGGACTGGTATAGAATGTTTTCTTTCTTGGCTGCGACGCCAATGCGAGTAAGAGTCTCGCGGACTTTAAGGAAGTCGTCCTGCTTTTCCAAAGTAACTTCAACTAATTTATCAATCATCTCAATCACCCTTATATAATTCTTTTTTTATCATAGCGATTTGAGTTTCATTTAGAATCTTTAAGGTTTCATATGCTTTAGCATCAGAATAACCATAATATTCTTTCACAGCACTCAAATCATCATTTTCAGCCTTCTTGTGCCATTTAGAGTATTGGCGCTTGGAGGCTCTAACAATATTTAGGAGAAAATCATATTTGAGTTTATTATCAAGATTCGGATACTTATTCATCTCATTCGCTAAAAGAACAGTATCTCTATGGAACGAAAGAGCACGATTCACCATGAATGCAGAATACGATTTCTCGTCCTGTTCTGTGAGGAGAGCATATTGTTTAGTCTGCAAAATAGACGGAATGATTTCTTTAAAGAGGTCAGCCATTGAACTTACACTCCACCATCATCTCAGTTAGACATGCGGTGAGGTTGAGTTCCTGATCAGCCACAAACGCTGCCTGATATTGATACTTGGCGAGAATCAAAACTGCATTTGGAATGGTAGACTTATCCATGACATCATAGAGGCTGTCATAGATTTTACGATAAATGCGAGCAGGATCGTCTGTTCCGAAATCTGCCACCCACTTTCTCATTGCTCCAAAGTTTTGATCCCGAAGAGCAGAAACAAGATCACTGAGTGAAACATCAGCAACACTTGAGAGAATGCCAGCATCAATCTTTCCACTGATAGAATATCTTTGAAGTTCATTCAGAACTCGACGATAGTCAGGGAAATGCTTTTTGACAACTTCAATCAACACAGTCTTATCAAATGGGATCTTTTCTGTATTCAAGATTTCTGTTGCACGCTTCATGAATGCAACTGCCATCTTTGGCTTGTCGTCTTTACGCAGTTTAAACTCAATCACAGCGCAACGAGAATGCAATGGCTCAATGATGCGACTCTTATAATTGCAAGTCATGATGAATGTGCAGTTATGAGCAAACTCTTCCATCGCAGCGCGCATGGCTGGCTGAGTTGAGTTTGGATTCAGATAATCTGCTTCATCGATGATGATGACTTTCTTGCCACCATTCAGAGAAACTGCACTTGCATAGTTTTTAATCTTGACTCGAAAAGTATCAATGCCTGATTCGTCCGAGCCATTGATCATTAGATAGTCGCAACCGATCTCGTCACACAATGCACGAGCAACGGTAGTCTTACCTGTGCCTGGAGTGCCGCAAAGCAAGAGATGCGGAATCTCTTTGCGGTCAACATAAGATTGGAAAGTGCTTTTGTATTCATCAGGAAGAATACAATCGGCAATAGTATGAGGACGGTATTTTTCAACCCACAACGCTTCATTCATAATATAACTCCTGATTGTTTATTCAGTCACTATTCTACGCCATTTCCCTTTTGTAAGCAAGTACATTTCACCATCAGGACCGACGGTTATTCCTGCGCTGACATGCTTATCTGTTCCTGGAACATAGCGTGGACCGCAACTGAGTGTGCCGTTTGGTGGTGCAAGTTGACCATAAGTAGCACCAATTATCATCTTACCATTGTGGCCATTAGATTCGATTTCTTTTACTGCTTCGCATTTCTCTGCGTCAGGAAGAACAGCAGCAGCTGCTACAACACCGCCAGTGGCTACACCACCAGCAAGACCAAGATACTTGAAAAAATTACGCCTTGTTGCCACGTTTGTGCTCCCAAATTGAATATAACCCAAGACCTATAACCAAAAGAACTGGAGGGGCAGAGGCGGGAAGCCAAAGGTAGATGGAATTGACAAGAGCAACTACCATAAACACGACTAGGAATATTCCTAATTTCACATCATCTTTATGCATAATATAACTCCGAAGAGAAGATGGGGTGGGGAAGGTGAACTCCCACGGCGAGCAGTCTGGCGGATAGTGCCGTCAAAAGAAATTGCACCCCAATAAGATTATTTAGCCACAGATTCGTAGACAGTTTGAAAATCGCTCTGCTCTGCGATTTCTTCCTCATAATTACGCTTGTGGTAAACTTTCGCCAGTTTTCGACTCAACTTCTTTGGAAGTTCGCATTCGTCCTGCATCTTCTGAAGAATTTCTTTAATCAGATCGCGCTCGGCTTCAATGCGAGTAAGTGAGTTTGAGATTTCCTGTAGGCATCCCAGAACCTTTGCTTTATCTACTTTCATATTACTCTCCGAAAGAAGAACTTGCTGCTTCAATAGCGATGTAGTATGTAATCGGAATTGACTTATGCTTGAACTGAGCCAAACCCTTCTTTGCGATCGAAACATCATAAGAGCCATCAAGCAACTTAAAGTTTTCGACCTTCATCACAACACGGAACGTGCTGCCGCCTTCAACTGTACCAATTTCAATCTTAGACTGGTCAGCAGAATCATCCTTCACGTCAGTTGCAATAAAGAAGATTGAAGAACCATCACACTCAAAAACAAAATTCGGCGAACCAGAAATACCTGCAGAACGCTTCATCCAATCAAGATCTTCTTGAGAGATTGTAAACGAACAATCTGGTGCACCAAAAGTGATTGACTTATCAGGTGGAGTTACAATAACCTTCGGCGAGCAATACTTGATGTAATCAGACTTCTTATTTGCACTGATATTGAGTTTGTCATCATCAAACGACAAATCAGCATCCTTGTAAAGAGAAACCTTTGCCAAGAGTTTATTCAGATCGTAAAGAGCAAACTCCTTGGGGAAGTTTTCTTCTACGGTGGCTTCAACAAAGATTGTTTTCAGTGGTGAAATTGTTTTCAGAGTGTTGCCAGACTTAAATTGCAGACTCTGATTGATGCTTGAAAAGTTTTTCAAGACATGCACAGTATTTTCAGAAAGTTTCATAATTAACGACCTCATTTGCTTCAACACGATTATTATATAACGAATCAACCAACTTGTCAACCCTTACAGTCAACTCATCTAACGAACAATTATTGTCCATCACAATATCATAATGCGCACCAATCCAAGCCCACTCACTAAAGTGAACTTCTGGATAAGCATTGCGCATTATTTCTTGTTTGTTATAGGTATTGCACTCACGAGCAAGGGCATACCACTCTGGATCTTCACCACGGCGAACACGAATGACTTTACCGCCAGAATTTACAATTGCATTGATTTCATTTGGAAAACGAACATCAGCAATCACATAATTATTCAATGGTGCATTTTCACAGCGACGCATCACAGTGTGGACCCAGAGGTCAGGGTGAAATACATCCCGCCCTGCCTCTGTGCCCATTAGCTGGAGTGCTAATCTTGGTGAGAACTCACGACCGAGTTTTTCTGACCACCATACATCTGGTTGTTCGCGCCATGCTCTGGAT